GCTTAGTATTTGCCGGTTTAGCTTAGCTGGTTAAAGCACTCGCCTTGTAAGCGAGAGAGCTTCGGTCCGAATCCGAAAACCGGCTCTATGAGTAAAGGAGCAAAAGATGGGTTTTTTTTAATCGGTCTAAAAATACAAAAATGGAAGGTTTAGAGCCTAAACCAGTATCACCTCCTCCAAAAAAATGTGAACATAAATTTCAAGATTTTCCTTGGTATGTAGAAGGAGAAGAAAGTGGTAACAATGCTTATGGTTTTGATAATTGGTATCATTTAGTAATTAAAGAACCATATGTTTGTATTTATTGTGGAGAAAGACATGATAAAATATTGTGGGAAATGAAACGTTATGGCCCACATAAAGAAGCAGTTCAAGCATTAGATGATATTAGTGAAAAATTTAAAGATCGAATAAGGCATCGTGCTGAAATTGAAGATATGATAAATGATATGCAATTAGTTGATCCACAATATTTACAATATTATCATATGCTTCAAGGGACTAAAGACCCATCTACTTCAAGATTATACGAAGAAGAAGTAAAACCAAAATTAAAAACTTAATTTTATGCGGCAACAGCAAATTTAGATTTAATCTAAGTGTCATCGGTTCGATTCCGATTATTCCAGCCATTTAATTTGGAGTATAGCTCAATTGGTAGAGCATTAGAATTTATAACCGCATAGTACAAAATATTTATAGAGACTTCGACAGCAAAAGTAAATTTATAAGTCCTTACATTATAAAAAGAATATGAGTCTTGTAATTAAATTTTAAGTCCGTTACAGCAATTTACAATATAAAATTACCGTAATTAATATTTTGGATTATTAATGAATAGAAATTTTATTGATACGGACTTGATTATTTAGAAGGAATCAAATGAAATTTTATACTTCATATTATTATCAAATACGCAATTTTCCACCTAATCTAATTGCTTTATCAACAGCAATTTGGCCGCCAAAATATTTAAATTTTGGTATTCCTGACAAACGAGGCGTTATTTGTATAAATTGCCCTCCGCTTCAACCTGGTATTTCTTGTGAAGGATTATGTGATGGTTTATGTGACCCGAAACATCCAAAAGATTGTTCTTTTTTAAAAGTATATCGAGAACAATTAGATAAAATTGATTTTAACAATTTTATAAAAAGTCTTGATAAAATATCAAAAATTTTTCTTAATGATTATCCAAATTTTGAAACCGTTAATTTTGCTTTCATAGTTTATGAAAAATTCGATAATCCTTGTAGTGAAAGAGGGCCAATTCAAGATTGGTTGCGCGCGAACGGTATAGAAGTTGAGGAGTGGCATTTATGAGTAAAGAAAACTATGAATGGCTTAATCTTATTCCTGTAGGTTGGACACAAATTGCTAAGCAAATGATCGAAGAGTGTGAAGAAGCAGAACCAAATTTTGAAATTATTGACCTCAAAGAAAAATGGGGCATGATTCGAATGTGCGCATATCCTTATACTGATAAAATTATAGAAATTGAACATTATTATGAGCAATTGAGTGCGCGAACTTGTTGTAAGTGCGGTAAACCTGCCACAAAATATTCAACTGGTTGGATTCTTCCTTGGTGTGATGATTGTGGTACAAAAGAATATGGCCCTTATAAGGAATTTAGTAATGAATAAAATTGAAAAAATTATTGCTGCTTATGAATGCGGTGAAAATAGGCTTCCAGGAGAACGTTGTAAAACTTGTCCTTATGGTTATGGAAAATGGGACGAAAGTGGAGATAATAGTTTCTGGCGATGCGACGATGATCGAATTGAAGAAGATGCTATTAATCTTTTAAAAATATTTAGGGCAATTATTGAATGAGGCGGGCTAAGCCTAATTGGTAAGGCAGCGCACTGCTAACGCGCGAGTAATCGGAGAAGTCCGGTGTTTCGGTTCGAGTCCGAAGCCCGTCGCCAATTGTGGACTGTTGGCTTAGAAGCAGCCATTCAGCTAAGGAGTTCTTAATTTCTCTATTGGTGCGAAATGTATCGTAGGCTACATTTGTTATAATGACCTACGAATATGATGTGCCAATAGACAATAGAAATATGAGATTTAGCGTAATAGCACACCACAAATATTGAGCTGGTCAGTGTAGCGTGCAGAAAGCTCAAGAGAATAAACACGGGGTTACTACACAATGCGGTGGCGGAATAGGTAAACGCTCTATAGACAGTGTGAGGGTGACAACCGTCGGAAGTTGTATGATTAACTGTCTGCTTAAATAAACATCCTCATGTAAGGTGCAAATCCTTATCCGCATTATATGCACCATTAGTATAAAGGCAGTACGGGGCCCTTCCAAGGCTCAAGTGCGGTCTCGGGATCCGCATGGTGCTCCAATATAGGGGATTAATCTAACGGCTTTAGATATTGGACTTTGACTCCAAGTAACCAGGTCCGACTCCTGGATCCCCTGCTTTAGACATTCACAGCAATAAAAGCAATGCCATTATTTAAAATTAAATCAAAAGATTATTGCAACTTTTGTAGTGTCTAGTTTATAAAATGTTCTAGGAGGTTATCGGATGAACTCAAATACAATTTATGGTCCAGAGCTTAATAAAGATATTTTAGATTTTATCAATCGTCGTTTTCCAATTGATAAAGATTGTGATTGGATGACTGGTAATTGTTATTATTTTGCTCGAATTTTAAAGACAAGATTTAAAGGTGAAATTTGGTATGATTTGGTTAATGGTCATTTTCTCTTCCGTCGCGGCGATTACTTTTTTGATTGGACTGGGATTAGACTAGAGTATGATTTAAATAAGCCTGAAACAGTTGATAGTTTAGTTAAATGGTCTATTTATAAAGATATAGATCCTTCCCATTATGAAAGAATTGTTAGAGATGTAATTGAATAAAGGAGAGAATTATGAGCAAGTTTTTAAGTAATATTCAAGATGTTGAAGCTTTTCGTGCAGCAGTAAGACAATGTAAAGGAGATGTAATTCTTCGTAGTCTTGATGGGACTGAAGAATTTAATTTAAAAAGTCGTTTATCAGAATTTATAGCTTTAAGTAAGTTGGCTGATTTACATGGTGATCAATATGAAATTTTTTGTATGAACTATGGTGATGAAGCTATTCTTTTAAAATATTTTTACGATAAAACTCATTAATATATAAACCCGCTTTGCGGGTTTATTTTTTAGGTGGAGGTGGGAAAATGAATAATTTTTGGTTGCCTGATGGATTGGGTAAGTATGTTTACTTTGCTTCACTAGAAACAGGCACGGAAATTGAGCAACAATTGGCCTCTGATGTAGGAAAATTATTAAAATTTAAAAATGAATACGCTAAAAATGGCACTAATGATTTTAGTATTAAAATTAATAGTGCTTTAACTTTTTTGCAACAAATAGCAAGAAGTGAAAAAGCAAAAGAAATTAATGCTATTAATAATTATATATCTAAATTACAAGAAAAACTTAAAAGTAAAAATATCCCAGAAAAAATAAAAGAAAAAATTCAAAAACAAATTCATTATTTAAAAGAAATAGATGTACAACAATATAATAATTTAGATTTTATTCAAGATATTAATATTATAAAAAAAGACTTAACTAGTTATAAAAGACGTTTAGCAGAAATTAACACAATAAATATGAAAAATTCTAAAACAATGGATGTATCTAATAGATTTGAATTCCGAGCACAGAAACAATTAGAAAATTTTCTTATATCTATATCTGAACAATCAGATAACTCAACCAGTATAAAAACACTTAGAGATAGAGCAACTTATAATGCTTTTCAACAACAAATGAAAAATATTAATTTAGGTTTACCTTCAAATGTACAAACGCAATTATATTCATTAATCTATTTAGATTTTAATAATTGGTTAGAAAATCAAAATCAAAAATATACCTCAGCCAAACAAAATAAAGAGAAAAAATTTTTAAAAATAGAAGAATGGGTATCTAATTATTTTAATTCTGAAGATACACATTTATTAAATTTAATGAATAATAGTTTTACAAATTTATATGGACAACAAACCGAACTATTAAATATTATAGACAATTTAAATAATATAATGGGTATCAATTATATTGACTCAACAACTGCAAAAGATCTAAAAATGAAATTAGAAAATAATCCTGATCAATCAACTTTTACTTTTAAAAATAAAAAATATTCTCGACGGCAATTAGAAAATTTATTAAAAACTTATGAAGCAAATATAAACAAAAGCGATGAAGAGCGTTTTACTTTTAATTTTCACACAGCGTCTTCTCACGGAAATTTTTATGAAATGCTATTAACATTAATTAATAAAGGAATTAATGTAAAAGGTAATGTTGGTGTAGATTTAATTATACCATTGGGGTATTTTACTTTTTCAGAAAATGAACAAAAAGAACAACAATTATTATATAATTTGTCTTATGATATAGGAGAAATTTTAACAGAGGATTTTAATAATCAAATAACAATTACTTTAGAAAATTTTAACGATAATGTAGAAAAACAAAAGAATCTTTCAAATAGAATTCAAAGCCGTCTAGATTGGACGATTGCTGAACTAGATAATCTTATAGAACAATCTTCTAATAATTTTTTTATTACACATGAATCATTAAAATTATATAAAAGTGTAGAAGCAGGAGTTGAAGATAGTGAATTTCATGGGAGAGAAATGAATATTTTATCTGCTTTAGCAAAATTATATGCAGCTCCCGGCCTATCCGACGCAATGATAGATAGCGATATGTTAATCACTTATCTTATAAATATAAGTGATGTTACCGTTACACACGGTAATAATCTGCAACCTTTAGAAACTTATTTATCTCTTTTTGCTGGCTTATTAATGTTTGATGATATAAGTGAAATTGCTTCACATGCAATTCAACAAATAGCTATAAATATTCCACAACAAACATCTTTAGAACAATTACATGTATATAATATAAATGGAATATATTTTCCTATTTCTATAGTTTTAGATAATTTAATTAATCAAATTAATTCAACCCTAACTAAACAATTAACTATAGACAAAGATAAAACTGCTGTTGCTAATATATATTTTAATGTTCCTGAAAATCCAGGTATTAGTACAAAAGAAAGTTGGAATCAAATAGCTGAAAATACTATCCAAAATACAAAAATTCAAATCGCTTTTTTTTCTGGATTCACTAATTTTATTCAAGATTTATTTTCTAATTCTTTAAAATAAAATTTATGAAATTTTAAAGAATGCTACCACATATTAATGAGGGGAACTAACCCTCACTCTAATTGAGGAGGTATAGGCCAATGCAGCAAGTTGTAGAATGGATAGGTAAAAATCTGTGGACAATAATAATTGTTGTCTCCATTTTTATTCAAATTACGCCTATCAAAATTAATCCCTGGTCTGCCCTTTTCAAATGGATTGGCAAAGCTATAACTGGCAACGCTTGTAGTAAAATTGACAGTCTAATAGAAAAAATTGAAAAAATTGAAAAAGATGTTAAAACTAATGAAAAAGATCGCATACGTTGGGAGATACTAGATTTCGCCAATTCATGCCGCAATGATCGTAAGCATACAAGAGATGAATTTCAACATATAGTCGCATTAAATGACAAATATAAACGACTATTAAGCGAAACACATGATACTAATGGAGTTTTTGAAGTTGAATATAATTACATTCAAGATTTATATGCTGAGCGATTAGAAAAAAATGATTTTCTATAAGGAAGGTGAATATTATGGCCTTTACTAAACAATGGTTTAAAGCCGCAGGCATTCGCGCGATAAAAACTATTGCACAAACTGCTATTGCAACTATAGGTTCTAGTGCTGCAATAGGTGACGTAAATTGGATCATGGTAGCTTCCGCTTCTGCGTTAGCTGGCATTTTAAGCCTTCTAACTAGTGTTGCGGGCTTACCAGAAGTAAAAGAAGAGGAAGAAGCCTAAAGCTTCTTCCTTGACTTTTTTTATTTTTTATAGTATAATATTTTTGAAAGAAAAAGGAGGATAATATCTTGGAAAGACGTAGTAAAGAACGAATAATCAATATTGAAATTTATACCGATGGTTCTTTAAAGAAAACAGGTGCGCAATCTACTTTTGGAGGTTGGGCTTATATTATTACTCAAGATGGAAAAGAATTATATTCAGCTTCTGGTAATGAATATAATACTACTAACCAACGTATGGAATTAATTGCGATTAAAGAAGCTCTAAACTATGTAAAAAATGTCCGACGTAATTCTGAAAAAGTAATTATATATAGTGACTCAGCATATGCTATTAATTGTTATTTACAAGAATGGTATGTAAATTGGCAAGCAAATGGCTGGAGAAATGCTAATAAAAAAGAAGTCGCTAATCAAGATTTATGGCGAGAAATTATTCCTTTTTTTGATAATTTTTGGTATGATTTTAAAAAGGTAGAAGGACATGCTGGAAATTACTGGAATGAAGAATGTGATAAACTCGCGCAAAATGAAGCAGATAGATTGAAAAAAACATGGCGAGGTATTAAAAATTTATGATAGATAATAGTATTTATGAAGTAACTCGCAATGATTATAAAGGTTTTGTTGAACAAATTAAACCTGAATGTAGACGAGTTGAAATTGAAGAAGTAGATAAGAAGCATATTGCAACAAAAATTTTTAGTATTAATACTGGAAAATGTCTTTGCAGTAGAGTTACTTATTCCGCTGATTATGGAACTCCAGAGCCAGAAAAATATTATATATTTGAAATGCCAGAAAACTATGAAAGACAAGCGCCAATTCCTAAACAACAAATAGTTTTAAAAACTAAAGAAGAAGTTCAAGCTTTCTTTGATTTTTTAGCTAAAGAAACAAAAAAGGAGAATAAAAATGATTGAACTTTTTACTAATATTCCTGAAGAAATTAAAATTCAAACAGAATTAGTTGCTAATTTTATTTTTAATAACTTTGATCCTGAACCAGGTTTAAAATTTATTCAAAGTTATATCTCTTCTTGTCAAGATGAAGAAGAACAAGATTTTGCTCGTTTTTATTTTAGTATGCGTTTAGAACAACTTTTAAATGAAGGAGAATCTAATGAATAATTTTTATTCAAAAGAATAAAATATAATAATTATTCTCTCACTTAAATACTATTCTTAAAAAAGTTCGCCCTACCTATAAAAATTATATATGGAAATATAAAGGAGAATAATATGTTATTAAGAGAACTAGAACCAGAAAAGTATTGGAGTTTTCCTTCTTCTTACAACAAGGAAAAACGAGAATCAGAAATTAGAAATATGATTCTTGATGGAAAGCATAGTTTTCAATTAAAGACCGACGGAAATTATAGTGCATTTATATGCGATTTTGATGGTGATAAACGGCTTATTAGTCGCGGTATTAGTAAAATTACATCAGAGTATGGCCGTTTAGAAAATCAAGTATTTTTCTTTGAAAGTATTGCGGCAGTTTTTAATAAACCAACACGAATCATGGGTGAAATTTATCTTGAACACGGAGTAGATAAAAATGTAGGTTCTATACTAAGAGCAAGTAGCGATAAAGCTAAAAGCATTCAAGATGATAATTATTACAAAAAAATTTGCTCGCAAATTAAATTTTCCGCTAAAGATAAACGTGATATTGAAAAAAATGAATTTCATGGTGAAAAATTAAAATGGAGAATCTTTGATGTATGGTATTATGATGGAGAAGATTTAACTAATACTCCTTGGATTACTCGTCAAGAATATGTTAAAGCCGCAGCTAAACGTATTAATAATCCATTAGTGACATACGTCCCTTATCACGCTATGGATGAAAATTTTTACGATTCTCTAGCGAAAATTTTCCAAAATGGCGGTGAAGGTGTAGTTATTTATCGTAACGATGGTAAGGTTGAGCCAGGAAAACGTACTGCACATAAAACACTTAAAGTTAAACAAGAATTAGAGCATTTAATTGACGCATTTATAGTTGGTATTGAGCCAGCTGTTAAACAATATACAGGAAAAGATTTAGTAAATTGGGAACTTTGGGAAAATTCCCGTACCGGCGAAAAGTTACGCGGGAAATACTTCGGAGATTATCAAACTGGTGGCGCAGTTATTCCTGTATCTAAAGGATTTTGGTATAATTGGCCAGGGGCTATTTATGTAGCTGTCTATGATCAAAATGGTAATGAATTTAATCTTTGTAAAGTAGCCGGCTTAACTGAAAATTTTAAAACTGAACTAAGAGATAATTTTGCTAAATACGATCATTGCCCAGTAACAATAGGTGGAATGGCTTTATCAGATTCAAATGGATTAAGTATAAGACATCCCTATTTAAAAGCCATTCGTTTAAATGATTTAAATATTCATACTGATTGTACTTTAGCAAAAATTCTTTCTTAATATAAATAAAAATCTAAGTTATATGAAAATATAACGAGGAGGATATAATGAGCGACCTAGAATTTTTGGGCTTTGCTAATGATGTAAGCACATTAGACCCAATAATGTATCAATATTTTAATCAACTTTTAAATAAAAGAACTATTGTTTTAAATGCTGAAATTGATGAAAATATTTTAGAAACAGTAGTTTTACCTTTAAAAGATTTTGAGCAAGATGGAGATAATTCTCCAATTACATTAATTTTAAATACTCCTGGTGGTTCTGTAGCTGATGGCTTAATGTTATGTAATATTATTGATCATTACACAAAGCCATTAGAAATTATTGTTCCTTCTTATGCTTGTAGTATGGGAACCATAATTTTGTGTTCTGGAAATAATAATCCAAACGTTACTAAAAAAGCATTTCCTTTTTCTTTCGCATTATTTCATAGTGGGCAAACTTACGTTGGTGGAGAAACACATTCAGTAGATGATGTTGTAGATTTTAATAGAGCCGTTGATAATAAAATTCGAGATTATGTAGTTAATAATACTAAAATTTCTGAAGAATTATACGCTGAACATCATAGAAAACAATGGTATTTAACCGCAGAAGAAATGCTACAATATCATCTTATTGATGAAATAATTGGTAAGGAAAGTGATTAATGTGATTTATTTTATTGATACAAGCGCCGTATTGGAAGGCGCTTTATCTATATATGACCATAACCATATTTATTTAAGTCCATTAGTTTTAATGGAATTAGAAAATTTAAAAACTAATGGTAATGAACATTTAAAGTTTCGCGCGCGAGAAGCTATTCGCACAATTATTAAATCAGAAATTGCTATAACAACAATTTCTCAAAAAAAGATCTTAAATTTAATGAAAAAAAATAATTATTTTATGGACATTAATGACCATAAAATGATTTGCGAAGCATTAATTTTAAATAATTATAATGAAGTTACTTTTATAACAAGCGATTATGCTCAATTATTATTTGCGCGTACTTCAGGATTAAAAGCAAATTATTTTGCACCTATAGAAGAAAAAAATAAAGAACTTTTTTATTGCGGTTATGGTAAATATTATCCAACTGATGATGAACTTATTGCCCTTTATTCAGAAGGTTTAAATGAAAATATTTTAAATGCAAAAGTTAACGAATATTGTGAGATTTTTAATCATGAAGGCACTTTATCAGATATTTTAAGATGGGATGGAAAATCCTATCAACATTTAAAATATACAAATATTGAAAATAAAACTTTAGGAATTAAAGTTTCTCCAAGAAATTTAAATCAAAAAATGATGTTTGATTTGTTACAAAATCCAGATATTCCAATTAAACTAATTACTGGAGTATATGGAAGTGGTAAAGACTATTGTGCTTTAATTCATGCACTTAACTTAATTGAGAAAGGTAAAAAAAATAAACTAGTTTTCGTAAGAAATTTAATTGATTTAAAAGATACTCCACAAATTGGTTTCTTACCAAATGATATAGAACAAAAAATTGGGTGGGGACTTGGTCCAATTAAAGATATTTTAGGCGGCGACGAAGCACTTGAAATATTTACTTCTCAAAACCAAATTGAAGCTGTAAATTTAGGTTTTTGTCGCGGTCGTAGTTGGGAAAATGCAATTATATATGTTACTGAAGGTCAAAATTTAACAAGTTCTCAAATTAAATTACTTATCTCTCGATTAGGAGAAGGTTCTGAAATTATTATTAATGGCGACTATCATGGTCAAGTTGATAAAGAAATTTTTGAAAAGGATAATGGAATTAAAGCTATGCAAAATAAATTAGTTGGACAACCAATGTTTGGTTGTATTGATTTAATTAAAACTGAACGTAGTAAAGCCGCAGAAATGGCAAGTTTATTAGATTAGAGGAAGAGAAATCTTCCTCTTTTATTTTTTGACTTTTTTTAAAATTTATGATATAATAAAAGAAAAAGGTGAAAATATATGAATTTAAAAAAACAAATTTTAGAATTATTTAGACAGTATTATAATCAAAATGCGGGTCAAGCTTATTTAGGATGTAGTAATGAAGAGAGATATAAAATAATAGCTCAAAGTTTTGATGATCTATTAATGAATATTTATACTTTAGTAAAAAATTATGAAGAAAATATTTAATCAAACAGTATTATATTCTTCAAAAGAAGTTATTCAAAAATGTGAAGAATTATCTAAAAAATCTTGGAGGAAAAATATGGCAAATAAAACTCAAATACTTAAAATCCTTGGTGACTGGCAAGATGTAGTAGATGATTGTCGTGCGACCGTTAGTAAACCACCACTTGGCAAAGAGCCTTCTACAAAATTTAAGAAAAGTATTTTAATATCAGAACATAGTCCAATTCGTGATATTATTTTTCGTTGGAAATGGTCTGGAATTAAATCTTGGGTGGCGACACATTGGGTTCGTCATCATTGGGAATGTCGTGTATCTACACAACGTAATGATAGACAAGATAAATATGATAGAAATAAGGCTCCGCAAGACGCTCCAGTAGATTTTGTAGGCCAAGCTAATACACAAAGTTTAATTGATACTGAACGCAAACGTTTATGTGTTATGGCTGCAAAAGAAACTCGTGAACAAGCAGAAGATTTAAAGTGTACAATTCATGAAGTTCAACCAGAAATTGGTGATGTTCTAGTTCCTAATTGTATTTATAGAGGCGGCTGTCCAGAAGGAGAAAATAATTGTCATTGGTATGACCATCCAGAGCATGGCTTTCTTGCACGGCATCCAGAAATTACACCTTTTACAACATTACAAGAACGTTACGATATTTATAATAAAGAATTTTATGAGAAGTATTCTCATAACGGAGGACAAAATGACGATTAAAGAACTTAAAGATTTACTTAATGATGAAGATTTTAATGATGATATGGAAGTTGTAGTAGGTTTAAGTGGTATTCAAAAAACTCAACCATTGGTTGCTATTGAATATAATAATCCAGATTGCCCTAATACAATTTGTTTAAGTGGAGTAGAAGAAGATGACACTTGAAGAAGTAAAAGAAACCTTTCCAATTAATTCTACTTTATTAGTTAACGGACACCAAATGAAAATTACAGGCTACTATTATGATACATATAATTGGTGGCCTATTAATGTTGTAGAAGGTTTTAATAAAGAAATTAAAAGAGCCGTTCGCCAAAAACAATTGTGCGGTTTACGTGCTAAAGCATCTGTGATAGATGATTATTTAATTGACGAAAATAATTCTGATTGGTTTAATAAACCATTACCAATTTTGAATGGAGACGGTGGTTTTCTAACTAAAGAAGCGGCAGAACAACAATTAAAAGATATAAAAATATTAGATATTTTTTTAAAAGAAAATTTAGAAGGAACTCCTGCTCCTCCTTTGTTTTAATTTTGTTAATATAAGGAAGAAATAAAATGAAACTTAATTGTTCTAATATTAAAAGCGTTCGAATGTTCAATCAAACTTGTATGCGTGGATGGTTTCATCATAAAAGGAAAGTAAGAAAGAAAAATTACGCTCGAGCACATCGTAGTCTTGAGATTTGGATGGGCGTTAAAAATAGAAAAATTAATCTTATTCGCGCGAAAAAATTAACTGGATGGAGGGAGCCATTATGGTATTTAGTCAACGGTTATTAATTTTATTTATTATGATTTTCTGTCATTTAATTGATGATTATAAACTTCAAGGTATTCTCGCAAATATGAAGCAACGTCAATGGTGGAAAGAAAACGCTAATAAATATATGTATCGAAATGATTATAAAGTAGCTTTAATAGAGCATGCTTTTAGTTGGTCTTTCATGATAACTTTACCATTTTTAATTATTTCTTTCATTCAAAATAATACATTTCTAATGATTTTATTAGTTATTAGTTATTTTATGAATACAATTATTCATGCTTTCATTGATAATTTAAAAGCTAATAAATATGTAATTAATTTAGTAGAAGATCAATTCGCACATTTAGTACAAATTATTTGTACTTGGATTATTTTAATGGCAGTAATTTAAAATGATAGAAAATTAAATTAGAAATATTACTTATTTATTGATAAGAATATTTCTTTTTACTTAAAGATGTGCTAAATATGTCCGCACATTTGAGGAGGATAATTATGATACAAGAAATTATTAATCAATATAAGCAGTATCAAATAGATAATAATTTAACTCAACAACAAGTAGCAGATAAAGTTCATATTAGCCGAACTCATTTATCAAGAATATTTAAAGGTGAAAGAACTCCTTCAATGGCATTACTTAACCGTATGGAAGAAGTAATGAAAACTGGAAGTAGTAGTAAACAATAACAAAATGACAAAGAGGTATTCGAATATGACAGACAAAAATATTTATCGAGTATATACTCGTTGGTTAGCTTATGAATTAAGAAAATTAGGATTTAAAATAGTTGGAACAGATATAAATGAATATCATCCAGAATTTACCGTATGGCTTTTTGAAAATAATCAAAAATTACAACAGGCAATTCCTAATTTAACTAAGCAGCATAAGCATAGTTAAGGAGGAAACCCAAGATGGCAAATTATAGAAATCAAAAAAGAATTAATATTGGAGAATTAAAAACTCCATTATTACATATTAAAAAGGAAAAAGAAGATGAAAAAGAACAATTTTTACTTTCTTTAAATTGGAAAGAATTACTTAATGTAATGTCAGATTTAGAGCCTGCTGAGTATGTTTTATGGCAATATCTTCTTAAATGGCGAGGTAAAACATTTTATGATTTTTCACCAGCGGACTTAGAAATTAATTTCGGTTGGTCTGAAAATTCTTCTCGCAAATATAGAAACGCTCTTGAAAAAAAGGGGTATATAGTTAAAAATTCTCAAAACCAATATGAATTTATTCCTTATCCAGAAATAGTTGAATTGCGCGCGGCTGCAATACGAGAAAAAAATCGTACTAAACACGAATCTCATAAATAGTACCAAAATTTGGTACTATTTTTCAAATTAAAAATTGGTACTAAAACTTGTACCAAATTTTGGTACTTTCCAATACCGCAAAAATTGGTACATTAAACTACCAAAATTTGGTACAAGTTTCCGCAAATTTTGGTACAAGTTTTTAAAATAGTACCAAAATTTGGTACATTCAACCGCAAAGTTTGGTACAGTAATAAAGATATATATAGATATATTATATAAAGATATTTAAAAATATCCATAAAAATATGGCGCGACGCGCAAAAGGATTTGACTTTTATCAAAAATTATGCTATAATTTAAAAAAAGAAAAGGAGAGTTAATATGCAAAAAGAACGTTGGCGTTCAAAATATAAAGCCGCAGAACTCGACCCAAATTATCCAATTGACCCAGAAGTTCTGCAAAAGCAAGAAGAAGCAACTGCCAAACTTAAGCTAATTTATCGTGAAATTGATAATCAAGAAGTTAGCGGAAATGGTTTACATGATCATATCTGCACATTTAAAATGTTAAGTAATGATAAAACAAAGCAAGCCCGTGAATGTAGAGAATGGTTAAAGAAACATCCGATTGAATATCCTAATAGTGATTTTTTAATTTGGGAACCTTGTGATTTTTGTGCTATGATGAATTACATAGCCCAAGATGACGAAGGTAAGATTATGTATGTATCGCGTAGTTTTCCAGAAGAATTAAAAAAATATTTTAATAGGAGTAATTAAAATGATTACAATTATTCAAAATCGTGGAACTGGTAAAGCAAAACAATTACTTGAAGCAGCACATAAAAATAACGCTACAATTATTACTCAAGATAAACGCGCTTTTGAAGTAAAAGCTAAATCCTATGGTTTTTCAGACGTTGAAATTCTAGACTATGAAGATTTAGAAGATGATAATTATACTATTAATAAACCGGTTCTTATTCATAACGGAGATAAATTTTTAGAGTATTTACTTGACCGTTATTATGGCTTAGATATAATTGGCTTTAGTGCCACACAGGAGGATTAATATGAATTATACTACAACTTCTAATTTTCAAAATAAATCACTTCCAGAATTACTAGAGGATATTTATGAACGTATTAACAAACTAGAAAATTATATGTTAGGAATTAAGCAAGAAAAAGAAGATAAAGAGAATGAAAGCGGGAAAATTGTTATAGATGTAGATTTGAATTTAGAACCCGCACGAAAACGTTTACAGGAATTTGCTGAATCTATTCCAAGAAAGGATATTTAAAATGTCTAGAATATTTATTACAGGAGATATACATCTTGATATAGATATTAAAAAATTATCATTTAAAAATTGGCCTGAATCTCGCACATTAACTCGTGATGATATACTTATTATTTGTGGTGATGTAGGCCTTACTTGGGATAATTCAAATGAAACAAAATATTGGTGTGATTGGCTAGAAAATAAACCTTATACTACAATATGCGCAATGGGCAATCATGAAAATTATGATATTCTTCGCGCGCTTCCTGTAAAAAATTGGAATAAAGTTAAAGTTAGAAAAGTACGACCACATGTAATGTATATTGAAAATGGTGAAATACTTACTTTAAATAATCAAACTTTTTTCTTTCAGGGAGGCGCGCATAGTGTTGATAAAGCATTTCGTAAAGAAGGAAAATCCTGGTGGTCGCAAGAAATACCCTCTTACGAAGAATTTGAGTATGCAGCAAATAATCTTGAAAAATATAACTATGAAATTGATTATGTAATTTCTCATACTGCTCCTACTCATATTGTAAAAAAACTTTTTCCTTATGAAGATGCTTCTGATGCAGTAACTAATTTCCTTGAAAAATATGTTTGTGGCTTTTGCAATTTTAAACAGCAATTTCTTGGACATTTTCATATTGATAGAACTTATGAAAATAAATATAATATTCTTTATGATGATATAATTGAACTTTTTCCAAATAATACAATTAAGGTGGTAAATAACTAATGCGTAAACCATTAACTCAAGAAGAAAAAGAAGCTCAAAAACATTGGGAACAAATTACAGAAATTCTCGCGCGACAACAAGGCCCAGTAGAAGTACCTGCACGATTATTAAGTTTTGATGAATTATGGGAAATGAGTAATACACCATCAAATATATATGTTTGGTATGAATTATTAGATACAAAGGAAGTAAAAGCATGTGGACTTCAATCTCCGACTTCTCACAATAAAGATATAGTAAGTATATTTATGGGCGGTTTCTATTCTTTATTAAGAAAAAATTATGGAAAAAAATATCAATGTTGGACGGCAAAACCTAAGGAGGATTTATGATAACAGAAAGTTCTTATGGAAAATTTAAATATCTATTATATGAACCTTCGCATTTAAATAATTTAGAAAATCTTCCACTAATTATAGTAATGCACGGTTCAGGAGAAATTGGTTCTTCACTTTCTAAATTAAAGAAAAGAGAACCATATATTAGTTTGAATAACGGCAAATTTAAAACTGATGCCTATATATTAATGCCACAATTACCTAAAAATACTTGGGGTAAAATGGCAGACGATTTAATGAAATTAATTAATAAAATTGTAATAGATTATAAATGTGATAAAACACGTATTTCTTTAACAGGACATAGTCTTGGCGCGATGGGCGTTATTGAAATAATGTATAAATATCCTAATGCTTTTGCCGCGGGTGCTTCTCTTTCTTGCGCTCATAATTATACATCTTATATACCTAAATTAGCAAATATACCAATTTGGTTTCTTCATGGCGCTAAAGAAAGTAATTATGGTAAATATGCGCGCGAAATGTTTGAAATATTAAATAAATTAAATGAAGAATCAAAATTAACTTCTATCCCTGGGTACGGTCATCCTATTCAACCATTTTGGTGCAATAGTAAATATGGAATTTTTAATTGGCTTACACAATACCAAATTGGAGAACTTAAAATGCCAACTTGGGGAGATTGGTTAGTCAAACAAAAGTTAATAGATGGTAAAGGTAATTTAACTATAAAAGTTGACGAAACTATTACGACAGAAGATGGAGAAAAATTTAATATTCGGAGAGGAAGATATTAAAATATTTGACTTAATATTTAAATTTTGATATAATATTTATAGAAAAAAGAAAGGAAATATTTAATATGAAATCAGTTAATTTTAAGGTTGAAAAAAATGGCACGGAAATTTCTGGGACTGGCGATCTTTTCTCTCAAAAAGAAGATTTATTTTCTCTTACTCGTATTTATTTTGGTTGGAAAGAATTAAATGTCTACCAAGAAGCGATGAATGTTAGACGAATTAATATTCCAGAAAGTGTTAGTGAAGGTATTCCTTGCATGTTAATGAATGTGCTTCGAACTAATGCCAAGCGAATTAAGGGTTTAGAACATTCTTCTTTTGATGCAATTGATACTAAAAATGGAGAAACTTATCAATTTAAATCATGTTCTACTACTTTAAATAATTCAAAAGGATCGCCCAGCAGTTTTGGACCTCGCTCTGAATACGACCATTTAATTTATGCACATTTTGATTGCGAAACTGATATTGTTAAGCTTTATGAAATAACTGAAAATATTAATAATATTATTGTAAATAAACAAAAAAATGAAACTTTCCTAGACCAGTGTAAACAGGGTCGTCGTCCACGTTTTAACCTTTTACCTTATACTAAAAATCTCAAACCTTTTTTAACCTATCAAATGAAAAAGGAGAATTAACATGATAAAAGTAATTGAATTATTCGCGGGAGTAGGCTCACAAATTCAAGCTATTAAAAACTTGAATATTGATGCAAAAACTGTCGCAATTAGTGAAATAGATAAATATGCTATAGATGCATATTCTCATTTGCATGGAGAAGTTTTGAATCTAGGAGATATTTCTAAAATTAATTTAGATTCTATACCTAATTGCGATTTAATGACTTATTCTTTTCCATGTCAAGATATTTCTGTAGCAGGTGCACAGGCAGGACTAAATGAGGGAAGTAATACTCGCTCTTCATTACTTTGGGAATGCGAAAAATTAATAAAAGAAAAAAGACCAAAATATTTATTAATGGAGAATGTTAAAAACTTAGTAGGAACTACACATAAACATAATTTTGAAAAATGGTTAAAAATTTTAGAAAATTATGGTTATACAAGTTATTGGAAAATTTTAAATGCTAACCATTTTGATACGCCCCAAAATCGAGAAAGGGTTTTTTGCGTTTCTATTTATGGAAAACATACACCTTTTATTTTTGATGAAGGAACTTTAACTAATAAAAATATCCGTTCTATTTTAGAACCAGAAGAAAATATCCCGGATAATATGTATATGAATAAACCTTTTATATCACGTATTCCTTCAAAAAGTGATTCAGGTTTAATTCAAGTAGGAAATTTAGAAATGGCTGGGAATGAAGCGATAAAAAGAGTTTATTCTCCTGATGGTATTTGTCCAACACTTACAACTATGACTGGAGGACATAGACAACCTAAAATATTACTAGATAATGGTAAAGTACGAAAACTTACTCCACGAGAATGTTGGAAATTAATGGGCTTTACAGATGAACAATTTGATAAAGTAGCTTATCAATCGAATACTCAATTATATAAACAAGCTGGTAATACAATTTGTGTAAAATGTTTAGAAAGTATTTTTAAACAATTATTTAAGGAGTAATCATGAAAATTTATCTTGCTGGCCCCTGTGACACAGAAAATCGTACAATAATGGTAAAAGTTGCTCGAGCTTTACGTGAATATGGGCATTTTGAAGTATATTGCCCTTGGGAATTAAAAATTGAAAATGCTTGGGATATATCTCAAGAAGAATGGGCAAGGCAAGTTTTTGAAGAAGATATAAAAGCTATTCAAGAGTGTGATATTTTCTTTATGATTTCTCAAGGACGAGAAAGTACAGCTGGAACAAATTGGGAGAATGGTTACGCTTATGGTTTAAATAAACACATTGTAACTATTCAAATTACAGAAAAACCAACTTCTTTAATGACTTACTCAAGTGCTTCTGAATTTTTTATTTGTTCTTCTGAAACATTATATGAAACAATTAAACATATAATTGATTGTTGGGACAAATGGGGTATATATGCTCTAAGAAATAATGAAAGTTATTATATGTGTAGGACGGTATTAACATGAAATTAAAAATTAAAGTTACTTATGAATGGGAAGAAGAAGCAGATGAAACTCTTCAATACTATATGGATAATTTAAATATTTCTTTAGAAGAAGCAAAAGAAAATTTTGAAAATAGTGGTCCGCATGTAGAAAGTTTATGTAAATTAGATTGTCGCGCGGATAATTGTATTGATACAGCATATAAATCAGAAGTCTTAATGGAGTGGAAAAATTAATGTCTAAATATCAAGAAATTCAAGATTATATTAAATGGTATCAAGAAAAATATGCTTATAAAGATGGAACAAAACCAATTCCTATTTTTGAAATTACTGTTTTTGAATATCCAAATAAAGAACTAATTTATCATAAACCAGAAGGAGAAGTTCATTCTGGTTTACCAGATACTGGTTGTATGGATCATATGGGCTTTTATTATGAACTTGATACCGCAATTAAGGCAATGAATGAAAATTGGGCTGATATTCAAGAAACAGTTTATCATGCAGGCTTTATCCTCTGCCGTTTTCCTGGGTTATATAATTGTGCTTTAACAGAACATCGAATGTATTTTCTTTGGGATGAAGAAAGAAAAGGATTTTTTGAAACAGAAGAACCTAAGATTTTTGAACATGTTGCTTATTAAAGTCAACTAATAGTTGACTTTTTCTTTATTTTATGATATAATTAAATATAAAGAAAAGGAGGGATAATGTGAATCAGAATTATGACATTAACTCCATTGAAAGTCTTGATTTTCGTACTGGTGTCCGCACTCGTATTCAAATGTATTTAGGTTCGGATGACATAGAAGGAACATATCAAGCCTTAAAAGAAATTATTAATAATAGTACTGATGAAGCACTCGCTGGCTTTGGAAAACGAATTGAGATTGATGTGGATGAAAAAGAAAACGCCGTTATGGTGCGCGATTATGGCCGCGGTGTTCCTTTTGGCATTCGTGAAAATGGTGAAAATGTATTAGTATCTGTTTATACTCAATCTCATACTGGCGGTAAATTTAACCATAATGCTTATAAAAATTCAAGTGGCCTTAACGGTTTAGGTGCAAGTTGCACGTGTCTTTCTTCAGAAAAATTTGAAGTTCAAAGTAATCGCGACGGTAAATGTGCTTGTGCTTTTTTTGAAAAAGGTATTTTAAAAACTTACAAAGAAGGAACTACAAAAGATCCCAATGGTACTTACGTTCGTTTTAAGCCTGACCCAGAAGTTTTTTCAAATGGAGAAATTGGTTATTCTTACGAGCGTATTTGCTCTGACATAAAAGATATTTCATATTTATATCCAGGTATTGAATTTATAGTTTCTTGTGGAGAAAAAACAAAAATATACTGCGCTAAAGAAGGCATTGTAGATTTCGTAAAGGAAATGATACAAAAACCTTTACAAAAGCATATTATTACTGGCTTTGCTTCAGATGGAACTGATTCAGTAGAAATTGCTTTTCAGTGGGGAACAAAACGTGAAACTCCATATGTTTTTGTAAATGGTCTTCGTTGTCCTGAATTAGGAACTCCTGTTACTGGCGCGAAAACCGCTATTACAAAAACTATTAATAATTTATCTGGACAAAACTTTGAAGGAGAAAGTATTCGTAAAAATTTATTTTATGTAATTAATTGTAAAGTAGAAAATCCTTCATTTGCCAATCAAACTAAGACTAAAATTAATAATCCTTCTCTACGGACATTAGCTACAACTGCTTTTACTTCTGCTTTAAAAGAAATGAACATTAAATATAATAGTGAATTTAATACTATTGTAGAAATGTTCAAAAAGATTGAAAAAGCAGCTGCCGCTGCAGAAAAAGAATATAACGCAGTCTTAAATATGGATAAGAAAGAAGCAGAGCATAAAAAGAAAAAAATTACTTCTTCCGATAAATTTAAAGATTGTGAAAAACATGGACAAGATTCTATGTTAATTGTGTGCGAAGGTAATTCTGCTCTTGGTGGTCTTATGCCTGCGCGCGATGTTAACACAGAAGCTTTATACGCTGTGCGTGGTAAGGTAAAGAATTTATTAAAGCATCCGCTTGATGAATGTCTTGAAAATCAAGAGGTTTCAGATATTATAATGGCTCTTGGCTGCGGTATTCAAAACCGATATAATAGTAAGAAGTTAAATTATGGTAAAGTTGCTATTGCTGTTGATGCAGATGCGGATGGTTATAACATTATGTGCCTAATCGCTACAATGTTCTATGTTCTTATGCCAGACTTTATTAAAGAAGGCAGACTTTGTTGGTTAAGAGCTCCGCTATATAAGTTGGAAAATGGTAATCAAAAACTATTTGCTTATAATGATGAAGAGCTTGCTAAAATTCGTAAAGGCCATGAGAAATGGACGATGACAAGGGCAAAAGGGTTGGGTGAGCTCGGGGCTGATGATATGGAGCGCTCAATGCTTCATCCGACAGAACGACGAGTAGAAGTTTTAACTGTAAAAGATATTCAAGCCGCGGGAGAAATGTTAAATATGCTAATGGGTGAAAAAGTAGAAGAACGTAAAGAATTTTTATTTAATAATGTAGATTTTTCTGTATTAAATAGGTGATTTATTTGGGAAAGAAAATAAATATGACTGGATGGGTTATGAAAGAGCATGGAGTTCCAGATAGTCGATTAACTATTATTGAAGAAGATAAAGAATATATTACTAAAACGGGTAACAAACCAAAAGAGCCATATTGGAAATGTTTATGTGATTGTGGGAAAATTTGTTCTGTTCGAGGTTCAAATATCAGAAGAGGAACAATTAAATCTTGCGGTTGTTTATCTACTGAAAATAAAGTGAAAATGGGGCTAGAAAAAGGATTAGATATAACAGGTTGGAAATTATCTGAGCATGGTATTCCAGACAGTAAATGGACTGTTTTAGAAAAAGTTTATGTTCCAGAACACAACCATGGAAAATGGAGATGGAAAGTACAATGTGAATGTGGTAATACTTCCATATTACTTAAACAAACTCTAATAAGTGGAAAATCTAAAAGTTGTGGAAAATGTAAAAATGATTACTGTATAGGTTGGAAAATGTCAGAGCATGGAATACCAGATAGCAAATTAACTATTTTAAAGCGTAGCGAAAAGAAGGGAGCTAATGGAGCGTACTACTATATTTGTAAATGTGAGTGCGGGAATATAAAAGAATTTCTTCTAAGGAATGTACTTGATGGAACAACAAAAAGTTGTGGATGTTATTTTAAACAGTTAATGAATAAAAATACTGATGACTTAACGGGAAAAAAGTTTGGATTAATAACAGTATTAGAAAAAGCAGAAAGTAAACAATACGATGATAATTTATCACGAGTTAATTGGAAATGTCAATGTGATTGTGGAACAATTTTTTATACAACTAGCAATCATTTAAAAACCGGGAGAACAAAAAGTTGTGGCTGTCTTTTATCTCAAGGAGAATATAAAATTAAAAAAATATTAAATGATAATCATATTAATTATGAAACTCAAAAAACTTTTTCAGATTTAAAATCTGGCACTCGAAATTATTATAAATTTGATTTCTTTATAGATAATAAATTTTTATTAGAATATGATGGACAACAACATTTTTTTTATAAAGGAACAGGTTGGGATACCGAAGAAAATTTTAAATTAACTCAAAAACGTGATAATATAAAAAATGAATACGCAAAACAACATAATATCCCACTAAAACGTATTCCATATTGGGATATTGATAAAATTACATTAGAAAATATTATGGATGATACTTATTTAATTAATTGACTTTCTATAAAATTTATGTTATAATATAATAAAGAAGAAAAGGAAGTGAAAAACAATTTGATTTACGAAACTGACTTTCAAAAACAAATTGAAAATGCTTTCTTGACCTACGGAGCATCCGTGGCGCAAGAACGTGCCATTCCCGATGTTCGAGATATGCTCAAAATTGGTTTGCGTCAAGGACTGTATGCTCAATTCACAAATAAATTAACTCATAAAGATAAGATGCAAAAAGCACAGAAGTCTGTAGCAGCAGCCATGAATCAGAGTTATGTTCATGGTGATGTTGCTATGTATGATACTTTCATTCGCGCGGCAAGACCTTGGTCTTATCGTTATCCTATCGAAGACGTTCAAGGTAGTTTTGGTAATCCATCTTCTCCTGATAGTCACGCGGCTCCACGTTATGTTGAAATGCGCGCGGGCGAAATAGCAGATTATTTCTTTACCGGTTTGAAGAAAAATGCTATTGGAGAACAATGGTATTCTAATTACGATGATACAGAAATGATTCCTTCTGTATTTCCTTCTGTTGGCTATTGGAATATTGTGAATGGTTGTTCTGGTATCGCTGTGGCTATGGCGACTTCTGTTCCGCAGTTTAATTTAAAAGAAGTAAACGAAGCTCTAATAAAAATTATTCAAGATCCTAATGTTAGTTTTAATGAAATATATTGTGCTCCGGACTTTGCAACTGGTGGAACAATTACTAATGCTAAAGCTGTAAAAGAAAGTTTGAAAAATGGTAAGGGAGAATCTATTCGTTTAAAGGCGAAATTAGAGTATTTCCCAGATCAAAATATGATTCAAGCTACCGAACTTCCTTATGGTGTTTTTACTAATACAATTATAGACCAACTGGCCGCACTTACAAATGAAAATGAAAATTATGGAATAGAACGAGTAGTTGATCACACAAAGAAAACAGCCGATGTTCGTATCTATCTTTCTAAAGGTGCAAATCCTAAGAAGATGATAGCAAAATTATATAAAGATACTAGTCTTGAAAACTGGTATGCAGTAAATATGATTTTGCTTGATAATGGTCGTTTCCCAAAAGTATTTGGTTGGCGTGAAGCTTGCGACGCTTATATTACTCATATTCGAGAATGTAAACGTAATATGATTCAATTTGATTTGGATAAAGCACTCGCGCGTGAAAATGTTGTAGAAGGATTAATTCTCGCGGCAGCTTCTATTGATGAAGTTGTAGCAATTATTCGTTCTTCACAAAATCCTGCAGAAGCTTCTAATAAATTAATTGCTCGTTTTAAATTTAATGAAGAACAAACTAAAGCAATTCTTGCGATGAAACTTTCTTCATTAACAAAAATAGATGCTATTAAGCTAAATGAAGAACTGGAAGAACTTAAAAGAAAAATTGAAGAGTATCGCTACTTATTATCTGATACTACCGCTTTGAACAATGAGCTAATAAAAATATTACAGGTAGTTGCAGATAAGTATGGAGATTCTCGTAGAACTAAAATTTTAAATATTATAGAAAATAATAACGAAGAAGAACAGCAAATTCAAGAAGAAGAAATTGGTATTATGTTATTTGATAACAATATGCTTCGTCTTGTTAAAAAAGAAGATTTACAAGGTGGAAAACGTGGTCGTCGAGGAGTAAATATTAAACCGCCTAAAAATGCGAATTTAATTAATACTTTATATACTACTAATCTTGGCATAGTAGCAGCTTTTACTAATGCAGGTAGAATGTATAACTTTTCACTTGCAGACTTAGATTATGGAAAGGACTATTCAATTTATGAACTCATTATGCTGCAAGATAATGAAAAAGTCCTGCTACTAATAGATACAACTTCCTTCAATTCATATCATAATTTAGTAACCATAAGTAAGAAAGGTTATATTAAAAAAACTGCGACACGAGAATATAATGTACGAGCCAAGAAAGGTACAGCAGTAATGAAGTTAGATTCAGATGACCAGTTAATTGGGGTTTATCTATCAATAAATGATGAAGATCAAATCTTTATTGCAAGTAGTAGTGGTAATTATAATTTTTATAAATTAAATGAATTATCTACTACTGGTAGATTAACCAAAGGTGTTAAAGCTATAAAATTAATTGCTCAAGAATATATTCGTGCGGCAACATTAGTAAAGAAAGATATTGAGTATCGAGGTTTATTAACTATTACAACTACTGGTAAGGGTAAAATAACTAAGATTGAAGATTTTAATACTACAAGTCGTGCAGTTAAAGGTTCTCAAGTTATGGCTTTAAAAGATGAAAATCTTGCTACAGTTTTTGCTGTTCCAATATCTCAAGAAAAAATATTTATTACAACAAACAATAAAGCGGTTTTATTAAATGTAGATTCTATTCCTATTCAAAATCGTGTTACTAGTGGAGTACGAATTATTGATGGTAGAGGAATTGAGTCTGAAATAGAAATTATGTAATGGAGATATAATTATGGATAGCAAATATTTAGAATTATTTACTTTAATTGCCCAGCAAATTGCAAATTTAGCTGAACAAGTTATGAATGATCATCAGGATAAAGGTGAAACTAAAGAGCAAGAAACTGCTCAAACAATGCGGGATGATTATTTAAATTTACATGATAAATTAATATCTAATCAAGAGCTAAACAAAGCAGACTATGCTCGCATATTAGTTGGAGCAATTATTATAGCTAATCAATTAACTACTCGTATTCAAAATGAACAAAAAGCTCTTGATGGTTATAAATTAGATATTATTCCTAAATTAGACCAAATTAATAATACTGAATATGATGATGTTCCAGCTTTAGCTGCTAAATTATTTACTGTTAAAGAAGAATCTAATGAAGAAGAATAATTAATATTTGACTTTTACAGAAAATAATGTTATAATATAAACACAGAAAAGGGAAAGGAAATATCTCAGCTTGATTTTAAACAAGAAAAAATTATTTAATATTTGACTTTCACTTTAAAATCTGTTATAATATTTTTGTAAAGAGGAAAAGGAGAAAAGAAGTCCTTACCGCTTTAAAAACAAATTAATAAATGTATTTAAAAAGGAGATTGATGTATTATGATTACCCCAAACAGTGAGCTAGTTCTAAATTTTCTAAAGAAGAATTTTGGTAAGGAATATACCAAGAATGAAATCGCGGAGACTCTAGGTATTTCAGTTCCCGCCGTTACCGGTTCTATTAATGGTCTAGTAAAGAAGGGTTATGTTACTGAGCGTATGGAAGAGGTTGAGGTTGAACCTGCGACCGAGACTCGTAAGGCAAAGGTAAAGACTATTCGTCATGAGACTCTAACTGAGGCTGGTCTAGCTTATGACCCAGTTGCTGAGGAAGAGGCTAAGCAGGCTGCTAAGGCTGCTGAGAAGGAACGTAAGGCTGCTGAGCGCGCTGCTGCTAAGGCCGCAAAGGAAAATGCTTAATTAAATAATCAAGGGCGGTCCCCGCTCGGGACCGCTTTTATCTTAATAAAAATATTAAAAATATGTTAATAAATTATAAATAAGAGGTAAAATATTATGAGTAAAAATATTATGGAACAAGCAACAAATAAGATAAATATCGTTGGTAAGCTACTAGATACAACCTTCCGTGAAGGTAAGACTTCTACAGGCCAAGATTATGAAAGTTGTAATTTCACAGTTCGAGTAACTCAGACTTACGGCGGTAGGGAAGAGACTAGTGAAATTCCTGTAAGCATTTTCGCAACTCGATATACTTCTTTGAACAAGCCACATCCTGGTTATAAGAATATTCAAGAAATGAAGAAGATGAAGACTGTTCAGGATTACGGCGAAGCTGAGGCAACAGTCGTTCGTATGACCAGTGCAAATATTCGTGAGAATAACTTTGTGGCTCGTAGTGGTCAGTTAATCAATGGTTGGCAAATTAATACTTCTTTCCTAAATGAAGGTAAGATGGCCGATATTGCTTCTTTTAATATGGATATTTTTATCATGGATATGCATGAAGAAGTAGATCGTGAAGGTGAGCCAACTGGTCGTCTTGTAATTAAAGGTGCAGTTGTTCAGTATGGTGGTAAGCTTGATGTAATTGAGTTTATTGTTGAAGACAACGATGCAGTTAATTATATTTCTCGCAACTGGGAAGAGAATCAGACTGTTAATGTTGGTGGTCGTATTCGTGTAACTTCTCAAGAAGAGAAGCATTCTGCAAGTGAAAGCTCTTGGGGCGAAGAGCTACCAGAGACTTCTACTCGTATGGTGCGTGAATTAATTATTACTCGTGGTTCCGACGAGCCTTTCGATGAGGATTTTGCTTATGATGCTGTTGAAATTAAGAAAGCATTTAATGAGCGCAAGGCACGTCTAGAGCAGATGCAAGTAGACGCAAAGAAGGGAGGTTCTACTAAATCTGCTACGGCTTCAGCCGCTCCTGGTGGAAAGTTTAGTTGGGAATAATAAATTCCCAACTATTTTTTAAGGAGGATTAAGTTATGGCGAATGATATTGATATTTTTTCTCTTGAGCCAAGTAAAATTTCAAGAGATTTAAAAGGAAAGTTTTTGTTGATTTACGGTCAGCCTAAATAATTGGGCCTTATATAAGCGATTATATAAGATAATTACTGGAAAAATCTGGAAGCCTGAAATGGCAATCAGAGCGGAAGTTATTCCTTAAAAAGAATAACACGCGCAACGATTAGGACAATTAAACATTTAAGGAGGGTTCTATCTATGGATATTACCGTTATTAAGCAATTATATGAAAGTGGCAAAAGTTTGGCACAGTTAAGTAAAGAAGTTGAAATTAGCACTTATAAATTAAAAAAGATGCTAATAGCAGAAGGAATTCATATTAGAAGTAAAGAGGAACAGAATAAATATTCTCCTCAAAATCAACGAAAATATGAAGTTTGGGATGAATTTTTTGATAAATTAAATCCAACTAATGTATATCTAATGGGTTTTCTTGCCGCGGATGGAAGTATACAAAAAGATGGCGGAATTAAAATTGGACTTTCTACTATTGATAGGCCATTTTTAGAAAAAATTAAGGTTATACTACATAGTAATTATCCTATTAGAGATTATCTTACAAAAGATGGATTTTCAGTTTCTGAGTTTATTTTTCGTAGTGAAAAGATTAAACAGAAATTAGCAGAGTATGGAATAGTAAATAATAAAACAAAAACATTTACATTTCCTTATAATTTACCTAAAGAATTTTATATTGATTTTATTCGTGGTTATTTTGATGGTGACGGCACATTTTGTATGGCAGGCCAATATCGTAGAGCTTCATTATGCGGCTACAATCAAGAATTTTTACAATCAGTTGTAAATATACTTGAAAATCAATATAATATCCCAGCGGTAAAGATACAAAAAGATAATAGAGGAAATACTTATTATTTTCAATATTCTCAGTCCTCTGCTCAGAAATTATATGAATTATTTTATAAAAATAATCCTGCACTTTACTTATCTCGTAAATATAATAAATGCTTACAACTCTTTGGTGAAATAAAGTCCCATGAGCCAGTAACTTCTCAAGAAGAAGAAAAGATAATCTGACCTTACGAGAATAGTAATCGTAAGAATTATCGGATAAAGAGCCGATAAGATAACATATGTGAAAACTGGCAAATCGACATTCGGTTCTCAACTTCCTCGTTCATTATTCCTTAACTTTGAGCAAGGTACAAATGCTTTGGCCGGAATACGTAGTGTACCCATTCTTCGCTGGGGAGATTTTAAGAAAGTTCTTTCCCAGCTTCGTAAACCTCAAGCACGCGAAATGTATGATAGCATTGTAGTAGATACTGCTTCTATTGCTTGGCAACTTTGTGAAAAATATATTTGTCAACGTGAAGGCGTTGATAGTATAAGAGACATTCCTTGGGGTCAAGGTTGGGGCATGCTTCGTAATGAATTTTCAGAATGTTGGCGTGAAATTACTTTATTAGGTTTTGGCATTTTATTTATTGCGCACAGTAAAGATAAGCCAACTGAAATGAGAGATGAAGATGGTAATGAAATTACTGCAGTCGCGCCTGATCTTCCAAATCAATGTTATACAATTATTAATAGTATTGTTGATATTATTGGTTATTTACAGGTTCAAATGAATACAGATGGAACCTCCGAACGTTTCTTATATACTCGTTCAACTCCAACAGTATTTGCAGGAAGTCGTTATCAGTATCTTGCTCCAAAAATTAAATTTGGATATAAAGAATTAGTAGATGCTATCGGTGACGCAATAGATAAAGCTGTTGAACTTGATGGTGCAGAAGTTACAGATCACACTGAAATAGCACAAATAAAAGCTCGTCCTTTTATTGAAGTAATGGAAGAAGCAAAAGCAGTTGGGGATGCTTATTTAAATGCAGCAGAAACAGAAGAAGAAAAAGACCAAAGATTTAATGTTATTAAAGATATTATTCGTAGAGTTTTTGGCTCTGAGGACTTCAAAATCAGTGCTGCTGTACCATCTCAAGCCGATTTAGTAGAATTGTTTATTGATGAAATAAAAGAGCTTATGTAAAACATAAGCTTTTTTATTGACTTTTTTTATGTTTTATGATATACTAAATATAGTTGAAATGTAGGAGTGATTATATGGCAATTCGTTCAACACATAAATGTCATATTTGTAAAGAAATTTTTAAAAATGAAGATATGGTAAATTATGCAACCCCTCGTGCAAAAACTTCTTATTGGTATTGTAAAAAATGCTATGATGAAAAAATAGCACAAGAAAAATTTTCAAATAAAGTTTGTTCTATTTTTGGTATTAAAACTCCAGGGCCAAGAATTTGGACTGAGAGAAAACGTTTAATGGATACTTATGGTTATTCTGATGAAACAATTGTTGATTGTTTAGATTATATTTATAATGTATTAAAAAAACAAAAAAAAGTTGAAACTATTTATTTAGTTAATCCAACCACTGTTGATGAAATGATGCGTTATAAACGTAAGCAGAATATAGAAAGTTTAAATTTAGCCGCAGCTGCGCAAACTGAAATTCGAGAGCATATTGTTCCAATTAAAGAAAATACAAATGGTAGAAAGAAAATAACATATGATCCAGACGAATGGCTGGATGCCTAAGGAGAGATTTAGTTGTGACTTTATCAGATAAAATGGCATATCGTCAAGTTATTGGATGTTTAATGAAAAATCCTCTTTTATTTATAGAATACCCAGATATACATCCGCTTGATTTTGATAGTTCAAATAAAGTCGCGCGAATTTGTTTTATAAGCATTCAAAATTTGTATAATGAAGGAGCAACTAAATTAACACCAATTGAAGTAGACCAAGAAATTGAAAAACATAGAAATAGCGCGATGATTTATCAAAGTGATGGCGGACTTGATTTTTTAAAAGCTTGCTTTGAATTTGCTGAATTAGCAAATTTTAAAGTTTATTATATACGATTAAAGAAATATTCATTATTAAGAAGATTAGTTAATGAAGGCTATGATGTTAGTGAATTTTATGTTGATGAAAAAAGTGATTTAAGTCCTATTGAAGAAGCTAAAATTCAAGAACATTTTGATGATGCAAGTATAGAAGATATTCTTAATTCTGTAGAAGGAAAGTATAATATAATTCGTAATGAATATCTTCGAGGAGGTTCAAAAAATGGAGACCCATCAGAAGGAATTTTTGAACTTATAGATGAACTACAAAAAACTCCAAATATTGGACCAAGTCTAGAAGGAAAATATTTTAGTACTGCAGTTCGAGGTGCTCGACAAGGATGTTTCTATTTAAAAACTGCAAGTTCTGGCGCAGGAAAAACAAGAACAGCAGTTTTTGATGCTTGTCATTTAGCTTATCCAATTCGTTATTCTCATGAAAAAAATACTTTTATTAGAG